GAGGCGGGGGGGGGCCCCCCGCCCACGCGGCACCCCCCCGCGGCCGCCGCGGAGGCTACGGCCCAGCAGGTTGACTGGGAGGCTGAGGCCCGGAAATGGAAGGAATTGTCCCGCAAGAATGAGTCTCGGATGAAGGAAAACGCCGAAAAGGCGCGCCTCTATGACGAGGCTCAGGAGCAGGGCAAGTCCGAGCTGCAGAAGGCGCAGGAAGCGGCAGCGAAGGCTGAGGCGCGAGCTGCGGCGATGGAGGCCGAGGCGATGCGAGCGAAGGTCGCGGCAGCGACGGGCGTTGACGCGGACCTGCTGTCTGGCTCGTCAGAGGAGGAGCTGAGGGCGTCTGCTGAGCGTCTCCTGGCGTGGCGAGGTGCGCAGGTACCCAAGGGTGCTCCCGCGGCTGATGCGGGGGTTCGTGGTGACGAGATCAGGGCTGCCAGGCAGCTCACCAGGGATGACCTCAAGAAGATGTCTCCCGCAGAGATCATCAAGGCCCGTCAGGACGGGCAACTGAACAACATCATGGGCATCGCATAAGCGAGCCGAGAAAGGACACACAATGACTCTCACTCATTTCATTCCGGAACTGTGGTCGGCCAGCATCCTCGAGAACTTCCGCCGTGACACGGTGCTCGTCGGGATGGCGAACCGCGAATACGAGAAGGCCTTCACCGCGGGCTCGAAGATTCACATCCCCGGCATCGTCGATGTGAAGGTGAAGGACTACAAGACCGGCGCGGTGACTGCGTCCGGCGGCACTAAGGTGCCGCGCACGACCGTCCCCGATGCCGTGGAGTCCACGGGCATCGAGATCACCATTGACCAGGAGAAGAGCTTCGACTTCCTGGTCGATGACATCGACGCCGCGCAGGCGAACCAGTCGCTCGACGCGTACACCAAGTCGGCGGCGGCAGCGCTCGTCGAAGACGCGGAGACCTTCCTGACCGCGATGCTGACTTCCAAGGGCACGGCGGTCACGGGCATCGCGAACCCGACGAACTGGGAGACCGCATACGGCGCAATCCTGAAGCTGCGCGGCAAGCTCTCGGCCGAGAAGGTCCCCGCCATGGACCGCGTCCTCCTGATCAACGCCGCGTTCGAGGAGTTCCTCCTCTCTGACGGCTCGAAGCTCACCAGCTTCGACAAGTCGAACATGACGGATGGCCTCCGCGAGGCGACGATCGGTCGTCTCCTGGGCTTCGACGTGGTCACGAGCCCCTGGCTCGATAACACGAAGCCGATGGCCGTAGCCTTCCACAAGCCCTCGGTGGCCTATGTGTCCCAGGTCGAGAAGACCGAGTCGATGCGCGCGGAGCAGACCTTCGCGGACCGTGTTCGCGGTCTGCACGTCTACGGCGGCGCGGTTCTGCGCCCCAAGGCGATCCAGGTCTTCAAGGCGGCATGATGCAGGTCAAGGGAGAAAACGGGATCACGTTCGAGCTCGCGGACGAGGTCGCCACGGCAATGATCACGGCAGGCATCCTCGAGGAGACCACCTCCGATGAGGACGCGCCTTCCAGTGAAGACATGCCGGCCGACGAAGGCGACACTGCTGAGGAGACTTCGAAGAAGTCCAAGAAGTAGGAGGAACGATGCCTGTTCCGCTGGTAACTGTCGAGGACATCGAGGCCGCTCTCGGCCGACCCCTCACAGACTCGGAGTCGGCGCGGGCAACGTTCATCGCTGACAAGCTCGCCGAGGCCTTCAAGGCGCGCGCACGCCAGACGTTCACCGTCGAGCAGTACACGCACCGCCTGAAGGTCGACGCGGGCGGACGAGTCGTCCCCACACGGGCACCGCTCATCTCCGTCGAGGCTGTCACGACCGACGACGGACAGGCGATCCCCTACACCGTCAGGCACGGCTTCATACAAGTCGCATCGCCCGCAAGCGAGTTCGTGGTCGTCACCTACACGGCAGGCCTCTCCGAGGTCCCCGCAGCGGTACGACTACAGCTCGCAGACAGCGTGCGACGTATCCTCCTCATCCCCGACGCCGCCGCACAAGGGGCAACCCAAATGACTGAGACGACGGGGCCGTTCACGCAGACCCGCCAGTACGCCACATGGGCAGTAGGAGGCCAAGCCATCCTCTCCCCAGACGACCAGGCGCTCGCGGATGCGTACCGCCCGCGACGCGCCGGGCATGTCTGGGTGATGGGAGGGGCCTGACGTGATGGAGGAATGGAAAACCCCGATTCAGGTAGAAGGGACCGTCCGTCGTGACGGGGACGGCTACCTCGTCGAGGAATCTGCGCCGCGCCTCATCGGGGGCTGCCTGATCGCGCCGGGACAGTTCACTGTGCCGGGTTTGCTCGATCAGGCAGCCTCTGAGCGGGCCGACGAGACCGCGACACTCTATCTCCCGAGGGGAATAACGCTGAGCGTCGGGGATGTCATCCGTGTCCCGGCTGAGCATCCTCTCGGTGGGACGTGGAGGGTCGAGGAGCCATCCTCGCCGTGGCCGCGCGGCACGGCTGTCGTGATCTCCCGGAGGTGAGCATGGCAGTCAAGTTCGTGGTCAGCTCGGCCTCGATCGAGGCACTTCTACAGTCCGCGTCGATCAGCGAAGCAATGGTCAGCGAAGCCGAATCACTGCGTGCGGCGGCGGCAGCAACGGCCCCGAAAAGGGACCGCATGCTCGCGAGTGCGTACAAGGTCGAGGCTGTGAGGGCAACTGTGAAGACACGCCGAAACGGATCGTCTCGCAGGGCTGCAGGCCGAGTCATCAACGATGCCCCACACGCCGTGCCTGTCGAGTTCGGGCACTTCACCAGAGACGGGCGCCGCGTCCCCGGGCATCACACGCTCGGGAAACTCGCGGGCTCCAAGCGCGCACGACGAGGAGGCCGGTCATGAAGTACACGGACCCCGTCCAGGTACTACGAGACGCGATCACCTCAGCAACGGGAGCGAAGACAGTACGGGTGATCCAGGAGGGCAGCCTCCCGGACACATGGCCGATGCCGCTCGTGCATGTCTACGCGACCCAATCCCAGGACCTCGATTTCGAGCGCATCACCTCCGTTGCCGTCGACGTGTACGCCACGACCCCCACAGGGCCAGGCGTCGTCGGCGCGGAGGCGCTCGCGGATGAGGTTGTGGATGCTCTGTCAGTTCGTCCTGTGGTGGGGGCTTCTGGGTGGGTCGATCAGGTCTCTGTGCCGTCCCGCCTGGGAGTGCGCGCCGCATACGGCGTCGTTGAGGTGGTGGGCCTCAGCGTGGAAGTCACTCAACGTCCCACCGACTAACAAACTCTGATCTGGAAGGGAAACCGATATGGCCGACACCACGACCATTGAAGCGCTGAAGAAGAAGCACAACAAGGCGAAGAACGTGCGCAAGGCGATCAACGTTCTGGCCTTCGTCGCACCGATCACGACCGCTGTCCCAGACGCGCTGACGGGCGCAAGCGGCGCGATGAAGGAACTCTCCGCGGACTGGACTCCGCTGGGAATCTTCACGACCGATGGCGGGGAGATCACGCCTGACGTGTCCGTGGACGACGTCGATGGCCTGGGTTACGCAGAGCCTGTGCGCTCTGACCTGACCAAGGCAACCAAGACGATCAAGCTCAACATCTTCGAGCTGTTCCGCAAGGAGATGCTGAGCCTGACACACGGCATTGACCTCTCGCAGGTCAAGGCGAACGCGACCACGGGAGAAGTCGTTTTCGACGATCCGCTTCTTCCCTCCATCCCGGAGAAGCGTCTGCTGCTCGTCGCAGCCGACGGCCCTGCTGATGACGAGTGGCTGATGGGCTGGTGCTTCACGCGAGCCAAGCTCGTCTCAATGCCGACGATCGGGCTCAAGGCAACGGACCCGATTACTGGCGACCTCGAATTCAAGGCATTCGCCGACGAGACCGCAGGCACCGCCTGCCGTAATTACTACGGCGGCTCGGCGATGCTCAAGCACCGTGACATCACGGGCTTCAGCGTCTGACACATACTGCGGGCGGGGGCCGGGGATGTTCTCCCTCCGGCCTCTGCCCGCTACCACCCCCAGGAGAACACAGTCGATAGGACAACCATGGAACAGCTGACCTTCACGAAGACGATCAAGACGGACGACGGGAACGACCTCGTACTCACGCGAGTCACCGACGACGCCGCCGACGCGAACACTCTGCGCACACAGGGATGGGCTGAAGCCAAGCCCGAAGAGGCCGAAGAAGCCACGCCGACGCTGCCCGCACCGCCCGCCAGCACCCAGCGCCGCGACAACTGACAAATAGCAACTAGGAGAACACCAATGGCAGACAAGATCACCCCCACCCTGACCCTAGCCGCCCTCAACGACCTCGACGGCGCGGCAGCAGCCACCCCGTTCACCTTCGGGCTCAGCAATCGCATCGTGACCTTCCCGGACCCCCTGGGCCTGAGCCCCGAGGCCGGCGAAGACCTCCTCCTCGACCTTGGCGGCGGCAAGCGCGCCACCGAGGTTATCAACAAGTGGCTCTCGGAGGAAGACGCCGCATTCGTGACCAAGCATCTGACGCTGCGTCAGATGCTGCTCCTCCTGCGACAGGCGTCTACTCACTATGAGGCATCGCTCGGGTCCCTGGGGGAAGGGCGCGCCTCTACGACCGCCTGACGCGGTACGAGAGGCAGATCGTTGCGGACCTCGCCGGAGAAAGGGGGGGGGCACCCCGCCCCCCTCCCCCCCCCCCCGCCCCCG